AAGTATTTGAACACAAGACATACGTTAATGGTATGGGCTGTCAGTTTACTTTTTATTTAAAAGGTAAGTCATATATGCCAGAAAAAGAAAGTTCACGCGACATGCTTGCTAAGTTTATCTTAGAAAGAGGTTTAGGAGGAGGTCTTGGTGGATTTGGTGGAGGTAGTACATTAACGGCTGATAGTGGTAATTACTCCATAAGATATCCAAATCAACAACAGCCACAGGTAGTTGATCCTGGCAGACCAGCGAGTGGTGGAATACAAGGAGGTATTTCAGGTGCTGCTCAAGGATTTCTTGCTAGTGGATTTAATCCATTAGGAGCCGTAGTTGGTGGTATTGGTGGATTATTTGGTTAATGAGTTATCTTGAGAAACTGAAACAATTAGAACCTATTCAGTTTAGGTACAAAAAAGAATATGACCCTGATCAAAAGTTAAGAGCTGGTTTTTCTGCACAACAAGTACAGAAAGTTATACCAGAGGCTGTTGTAGAAGAAGATGGCATTTTGATGTTAGATATGTATGTTTTAAGAGAATACATGCATAAAGCCAAAGAAGAACTAAAGGCAAAGAATACTTAATTTAGAATATTGCTAACAAGTATTTAAGAAGTTAGAGATGGTTGCACCTGCATTGTTAATGGCCGGTAAGTTTGGTCTAAAAGCATTACCATTATTATCAGCAGCAGCTGGAGCTGCTCCGGGATTAAAGAAGGGAAATATAGGAGAGGCGATATTCGGTGGAGCACTTGGATATGCAACTGGTGCAACTGGAAAAGGACTTACACAAGCTGCAAGAATTAAAGGAGCAAGAATGGCAGGAGGAATGGGAGTTCAGAATCTCTTAGGTAAAGCAGGATCTAAAATTGGTGGATTAGAAGGACAAAAAGCAGTAATGAGTGCTCTTACCCCAGAGCGTCTTCAAAGAGCTGCAAGAATAGGTATTCCTTTAGCTGGTGTTGGATTAACTGCACAAGCAGCCGGTGTTGGAAATCTTGGTGGTGGAGGTTCTATGGCAGGTGGACAAGGAGGTCTAGGCGGTGGAGCTGCAGGCTTATTAGGATATGGTTCAGTTAGAGGAGAAGGTATGGGCGGAGTTCCTTTACCACCTGGAATGGGTCCTTATGGAAACATAGGTCCAACAGGATTACCTCTTGATGTTTTAAGTCCTTTAGGTTTAGATGCAGGTAGAAGACTTAGAACTATTAAAGATGCCGAAGTTTTGAGAGATGCTCAGAATATTATTCTTCCAACTGTACGTAAGTTCTCTGAACAAGCTAAGAAGGATGACTTTGCAAGAAGCATAGCTGCTAGAGGTATTGCTCAGAATATTGCAACAAATGCAGCACTAACTCAAGGAATGGCTAAAGCAACAAGACAGCTTGGAACAACAGCTGCACAACAAGCTGGTCAAGCTTTAACTCAACAGTATAACTACTAAGATGTCTAAACATGATTTAAAAGGTGTTGATACCGGAAAAGTAGGTAATAACAAATATGTTAATTACAAACTTTCTGACTTCATAAAAGATCAAAACATATCACCATCAGCTGGAGTAAAGGCATTAGAGGGTGCTGGATATAATTTACGAGATCTTAATGTCGTTCCTCGTGAGACTAGGCTTGGTAGATTTTTTCAGCCTGTTATTCCTAGAAAAGATTTCTTTTTACCAAAAAGTCTTACAGATACCTTAGCTTTAAAAGACAAAGCTAAACAAGAAAAAGAAAATTTTGATCCTTATGCAGATTTAGATAAATTAAAAGAATTTAATTTAGATTTAATTAGAGAACAAGATAAGATTAGTAGAAAAGGTAGATTGGCAGATACTACTTTAGAAATGGCTATAATGAGAGCTAATTTGCCTTACATAGAGGAATTTAACAAAAGACTATCTACGTTCAAACAACAGCAACTTTTAGAATCAGAGTTAGCAAAACAAAGTATGCCAGATGCACGAGAAAGAAGAAGGGTAGCTTCAGCTACTAGATTTGCTGGTGAATTAGGAGCTGTAGCTGATGCGTATGCTAAGGCCGGAGAAGTAGCTGCAAAAGGAATAAGAAATCCAACAGCAACCTTTAGTGTTTAAATTTGGTTGAACTAAAATTTAGATAATAGTTTTTAAAACGCATGGGAAGAAAATCTAGTCCACCACCAAATATAATTAAATCAGAACCAGCTAAGCCACCACAGCTTACACAAGTTCCCTCTCAATCTGTACAGACACAGACGGCATTAAATGAAGCTGCTAATAAACAAACAAGATTAAATATGGAGTTAGGAGCTCAGTTAGATAGAACTAATGCTGACTTCTTTGCTACACAAGATATAAGAAGAACACAGGCAACTGCTGCTGAAAATAGATTAACAACAAGAGTAGCTGGAGAAGAGACAAGGGGAACAATAAGAACTCAAGGTCAAGAAGATCGTGCATTAACAGCAACAACAGGTCTTGAGTATAGAAGAGGATTAGAAACAGCTGGATCTCAGGATAGAGCATTAACAAGAACTACTGGTCAAGAAACAAGAGCAACACAGGGACAACTCTTAGCTGGTCAAGAAAGACAGATTGGACAAAGAGGTCAACAGGAAAGAGCAGCTATCAGAACTACTGGACAGGAAACTAGAGGTATCAGAAGAACTGAAGGACAACAAACAAGATTGACTGCTGCTGAACAAGGAAGACAGCAGAGAGCTAATATCCGTACTACAGGAATAGAGGAACGTGCTGGAACAAGAGAAAGAGGTAGAGAACAGAGAGCAACAGACTTGCAACAAGAGATGTTCAGACGCTATAAAGAGAATAGAGATTTCGAACAGGCAACTGGTTCTTATAGAGTATGAAGAAATGGGTTCAATCTTTAAATAACAAAGATCGCGAATCCTTCCTTGAATTTTGTAAAAAAACAGCTTCTCCAGTACAGATATATTTATTTTCTAGATTTTTAGGTTTCCAAGGAACGATAGTGGAATGTAATGAATGGTCTACAAAAGAATTTAAAAAACGAAATTTTAATGAAGTTTTAGAAACAGAAATAGATAATATGCGTGAAGATATTGCAAAGCTAAGACAAGCTATCGATATGGGATTAGTTAAACAAGATATGGGTGCAGCCAGAATAGCAATGCTTCAAAAAGAACTACGTGGAGCTATAAAACAAATTGATGATAAAAAAGTTCTCATGGATAAACAAGGATTAATTCTTGCTGGTGCTGATAGAGCATTAAGAGAGATGCTATCTATATTTAGAGATGATCCAATTGAAGGTCCTTTACAGGAAGCATCTATGGGAGTATGGACAAAAATACTTCAGGAAGAATCTTAAGCCAAAACACGCTATGCTACAGACATGGCAGGAACCAGTATTTATAGCGTCTACAGACGTACAGCAAGAGCAGCTGCAAAACAACAAGTAGTTAAAAAAACTTCTAATGTTGATGTAGAAAAAGCTAGAAAAGATTTTGCATATTTTTGTGATGTCGTAGGGGGAAAACCACCTGCGAAACACCACCTCGAATGGCATAAATATCTTTGTACGAATGATGATAGTATTTGTTTAAAAGGTATAGCCGGTCCGAATATAGATATTCTTGCTCCAAGAGGATCTGCTAAATCTACAGTATTAGGTTTATATACAGCATGGGCTATTGGGGTACATGCTTTAAATAAATTACCTTTAAAAATTTTATATATTTCTTATACCGTTGATGTAGCTCGACCAAAGAGTGCAGCAATAAAAAGAATTATAGAAGAAAGTAAAATTTATAAAGAAATTTTTCCTATGGTAAAGATTGCTAAGGGAATTAATTCTAATGAATATTGGAGTATAGATTGGAAGTTTGCAGGGATTAAATCCACTGGTGAAGAAGAATTTAGTGTTTGTTGTGCCGGATTAAAAGGTGCTGTTACTTCTAAAAGATCACATCTTTGCATAATTGATGACGCAATAAAAAGTGCTGATGATATTAAAAATAAAGATATTCGCCAAGCTATGGAAGATAACTGGAATGCAGTTATTGTTCCTACTATGTTTGAAGGTGCAAGAGCTATTTGTCTAGGAACTAGATTTAGACATGATGATATTCACAACACTACATTCTTACCTTCTAGTGGTTGGAAACAAATAGTTCAATCAGCTATTACTGTAGATAAAGAAGGCGAAGAAATATCATATTGGCCGGAGATGTGGTCACTTGATTATCTTGCTGACCGAAGAAGAATTGCACCTGTAGCTTTTAGTTTTCAATATCAAAATCAAATTGTACAAACAAGTGAATTATCTCTTTCTCCAGATTTAATTGTTAAAGGAACTATATCAACTGAATTTGATTCTTTAGGAGTTGGTGTTGATTTATCTGCTGGAGTTAGAGAACAGAATGATTACACAGTTTTTGTTATGGGTGGCAGAGTAAAAGATAAAATCCATATTATTGATTGTAAAAGAGTTAGGGTGATGGGAAATTTAGAAAAATTAGAACTTTTGATGGAAATGATGGAAGAATGGGGAATAATACATAAAGATGGTAAAAATTATTTTCCGACAGGTAGTTCTATAGATGTATGGTCAGAGGCAGTGGCATATCAAGCGTCATTAGAAGCTGACTTTAAAAGAATATGTTTACAGGAACAAGGTTTATATAATTTAATTTGGCATCCTGTTAAAGGTTTTCGTGGAGATAAAGTTGCAAGATTTCGAGGAATTATGGGACTTTTCGAACAAAGAAAAATAATATTTAACAAGTTTAGAAAGATGGGTCCTTTAACAGATGAGATTATAAATTTTGGGGTTAGCTCACATGACGATTGTGTAGATGCCTTAGTGTGGCTATGTAATGGGTTAATGACTCGCGGAAAACTTGAGTTAGAGTATTGACCAATTAAACTATTACTATCAACAAACAATGGCAACTACGTATTACAAAATCGAATTAGAGCAAGATGCTTATGGATCTGCTGTAATTTGTCTTCCTGATGAACTATGCCACGACATGGCACTTGAACCTAATGAAAGGTTTGAAGTAGAATGTGAGGGAGATGTGATTACGTTAAAACGTGTTCACGCTGGATACACCATTGATCAGTAAACTGGGTTCTTAATCTAATGAGTGAAAGCAATAGCAAATCGATTCTGGAGGATATGATTAAATCCGTCATTACAAGGGACGGTAAGGGAACTGCAGATACTATGCTAATTAGTTCTCATTTATCCCAGATGAAGATGTTTGGGATAAGACAAGGAGTCGAGTTTTATCCAATGCAAGATAACCTTGGAACTCAGAGATTTGATTTTATACAGCAAGTAATTAAATTTAATCAATTAGATGCAAGACTTGATGCAATATGGGATAGATTTTTAGTTTATGGAAAAGGTTTATTTTATATAAGACCTACAAAAAAATCATATAGAATTTATTGGTTTAATAAAGATTCTTATAGATCATATTATTCGCCAGAGGGAGATCTTGAAGAAGTAGTAGTTATCTATCCATACAAAGTGAAATCTTCTAAAGGTTTTGCTGGAGTTGGTTTAAATACAGATAAAAGATATATGCGTCTAAAAATTACCGCAAAAGAAATAGAAGAGATTCATAGTGAGCAAGAATTAAAGTTTGATCAAGAAAGCACAAATTTTGCAGCTTTTGATAAAAAAATTGTAGAAAATACTATGGAGTTTATTCCATGTGTAGAAGTATTTAATAATCCTGATGCATTTGGAACTGAAGGTTCAGGTGAATTTGAATTTTTAGCTAATCAAATCATTGCTCATGATGAAATGGTAAAAAATATTAGAGCAAACTTATCATTCTTTGGTAATCCAACTCTTCTCTCATCTAGACCTAAACAAGACATTGTAGAAAGTGACTCTGAAACTGCACAAAGACCAAGTATATCCAGTCAGTCTGGTTTTGGTTCAAATGTTGACCTATTTAGTTCTACATATAAATCTGATCCTGTAACAAGAGCCCCTGCCGGATACTCAGGAAAACCCGGAAGTGGAATGAGAGTACCAAGAGTTATAGCTAATTTGGAGCCTTCCGATCGTGTTGGATTTATTACACCTAATCCTGTTGGATCCGATCAAGCTCGTTATACAGAA